GCAGCTAAGGACCTAGGATCTGGGTCTACGCCATTGTCTTTAAGCTTAGACATAGCATCCTTAGCGCATTGAGCTGAGAAATAGGCTAAGAACCTAGGGGGTAGAGCGTAGGTCTCTAGGATTTGCTTTAGGGACTTTTTGTTAAGCTTTTGTTCTAGTTGTTTCTTCGTCATGTTAACTTTCTCTCTTTGGATAAGGAAAGGATTTATTAGATTTACTTAAATTTTCTGCTTTTGGTAAATACTGTAAATTCCACGGCACGTGGAGGCCTGATACGTCTTTACCATTAATGGGTATTATATGATCGACGTGATAACCTTCGGGTCTATTTAAATAAATTTTATAGATTTCTTCCATGTTGACCCAAGACGGCGTAGCTTGTTTTACTCTTTTTTTTACGACAAGCGTTAAAGGCATTATTTTTTTCGCGGTTGTCTTTTTTCCATTGGGCACTTTTAGCGCGAGCGCGTTTGATGTAGTTACCGTCCCGATTGCATTTAGGATTTATGTAATTAGGATCGCCGTGACGTTTCCGGCGCGCATTGTGCGTCTGACAAAGCCCATTGGCGAACACTTTTTTATCGCAGTTTCCTGCTTCGCAGGGAAACTGATTGCGGCAGACTCGCTCAAATAAAGGGTCGCCGTAATTTTTGTTCTTAGCGTAGTGCTTATGACAAAAACCTTTAGCGTAGTATTTTAAATTGCAGTATGGGATTGTACAGTTCATTATTTAATGATACACGAAAAAAGAGGGAAATCAACTTTCATATTGATTTCCCTCAAATTATTTATTAGATAATTAATCTAATAAAATCACGAGCTTAGAGACACGACACAGTTCCAGCCGGGAGCGCTGCAAATAAGATTGCCATAGTAGCCGATACGAATTTCCAACGCATCTGCATTACCGACGCGCAGACCTTCAAGTCCTTCCATACCGTAGGTGAGGATATGAGGAACCTTACCCAAAGAGCGAAGCTTCCATGTAGCCATGGTAAGGAGATAGCAGGTTTGCGGAGGGCAGCTACGATCAGCAAGCACAGTAACTCGGCCGTAAGCGCTTTGGAAGGTGATGCCTTCAAATGCAACTTCAACTTCGTCATGCTTAACTTGAACGTACTGGACCTTAGCTCCCAAGCTGTTCACAAGAGCGGCATAGGATGCGAAGTCCATAATAGCGAGGTCTGGCTTCCCACCTTCTCGGTTCAAGAATGCCAAGGCGTTCGTCATACCTTCCTCAATCGTGTAGGCTTGTGCATTGTAGCGCAATCCTGCAAGACGGGTAGGATCTGCCGAGCGATTAACACCCCAGAAGCTGTCGTTAGACGCCGGGCTTGCGACCGGAATCCAGGCAGCGAGACCCGAAAGAGCTTCGTACGAGCCAGTGTTGCTAGCGCCTGCAGCTGGAAGGTCACCCGCGATGCTCAAATAAGCAGCGCCTGAGCCGATAGCCCAGTTAGACGACATACTAGTAGCAGATCCAAGACCGGTTACAACGCCAGTAGCGCGGTTAACGGACTGGACGAACACAGTATCGCTCGATGGAGCACCGCCTTGGGAAGCCGAGGCTACCAAGAGCATTCCAACTTCGAATGCCACGATTTGTTGGCTATTCGAAAGAGGAAGCGTTACGATGTTATTACCAGCAACGCCAGTTTGGCTAGAAGCAGCGGTCGAGATACCACGGGTACCCGTTCCATCGCCGAAAAGCTCAAACGCGATGTTGTTAGTTAAGTTACGAAAGCCCCCGTCCATTTGGAGCTTAGCAGCGTCGACGAATGCACCGGCATTAGTCTTCGTTTGCTCCATGAGGAGATTGGTAATCGTAACGAGTTGGTAGTCCTCAATAACATATACAAAGAACGAAGCCAGAGACGTTGCGGTCTGTTGACTTTGAGCGTTCGCAAAGGTATGAGAACGGCCTTGCGGCGTTCCATATTCGAGAGGAACTGGACAAATTTGTTACTCGCCTTTCGGCGGGAGAAACCTCTTCGGATTTCTCTCTAGCCCTTCTTATGTTATAAGCTAGTTCAGACTATCGCATGCGCCTTTCAGCGCCCCTCTCACTTAGTCGTTCAGGCTGCTTTCGCTTGCCCCTTGTTGTCCGCTGCCGGAGTTCCAAGTCAATCAGAGAGGGTTTAAAGTACACTACAGTTAATGTACTTACCTGCAAATCCATCTGGAGACTCGTTTTTTGGGACGAGGGCCAGAAACGGCTTTATGGAGCAGGTGAAGAGAACCCGTTAGTTATTCTCTTTGTAAACGAGATCCTTCATGTATTCTTTATCGTCGGTATAAAGCTCTTTCAATGCGGCGATCTGATTAGAGCTATTTGCGTAAACTGCGGCCATTGTAGCCACCTTTCTTATAAGCGCCGGGAATGACGTGACTTAACTCGCCCTGTCCCTTTGCTTGGGTTATTTATTTCTTACTGAGTTCGCCCTTGAATGCTAAAATTGCGCGTTCCTTAGCAGAGAGCTTCTTGCTAGTTCCCACGGCATTCGTAAGCGTTGGTTTTGGTTGTTGTGGCTGCGATGACTGCCCCGGTTGCTTCGGAGAAGACGCACTTTGTGCTGCCTTCAGGCGTTGCTGAATCTTATTTATTTGAGAGTATTGGCTGAGCTTCTCAACTAAATGATCTTCAACCTCACGGCAGGCTTCCTCTACGGACATCACCCTACCGTCTTGTTTAAAGGTTTCTTCAATCAATTCAACAACATCACCGATTGATCTTGTTGCTTTGATTGCTTCAAACCTAGAATCTTCTGCTACTAACTCGGCAGCATCTGAGCGGATTTGCTTCAGTGCTTGTTGATACTGAGCGCTTTGTGCTTCTTGAGCTGCCTTGCGATCTGCTTCTCGCGCCTCTTCTTGAGCGCGAAGCTGCGACTCCAGCCGCTGAAGTGCAAGCTTAGTGGCGGGGTCTTGCGTTTGTTGAGTCAGGAATTGCTGAGTAATCTGGTCGTAAGTAAGGCCGTTCTCTAAGAGCACGTTAATCGTGTCTTGAGAAAGTCTTTCTTTTGGGATGTACTTGGATTGGTACTCAGCGTCTTTAGCCTTGATGGCCTCTTCGCGGGCTTGGATCGCAGCTTCACGTTCAGCGATGGCGCGTTCTCGCGCTTGAGCTTTGGCGTATAACGCCTTCTCTCTACGGGCCAGTTGAGCATACTGGGTAGAAAGTAGCTCCTTATCCTTGTCTTTAGTCTGGACTTCTTGACTTTCAGACGTAGTAGCTTCACTAATGTTATTTTGTCCTTCAGAACTAGGGACTTGGATGGCCGATAGGTCTTCTGGAGCGATTTGCGAAGGGTTAGATACTGGGTGTTCTTGGGCCGGAGCTGCCGTCAACTTGGCAATAGCGCGGTCGCGGGCAGATTGTTGGGACTGAGACTGACCTTCTTGGGACGGAGTTCCGCCCATGGATTCGATTTTCATTGGGTTAGTTCCTTTTCTGTACTACTTGTTATTTGTTTCGCTTCTATTACATCGCCCCAGCGGGATTACCGTTGGGGACTAATGGACTTTGTGGGACGGTCTGTGGCGCTGCCTGAGGCGCTGCAGCGGCCCCCGGAGGGGCTTGCATGGAGGGCACCCCTGGTGCGGCTACTGGAGGCGGCGTAGCGGCCGCCTTGAGCGCCTGGACTTGACTGTAAAAATCTCTTAACATTTGTAGCTTCTCTTCCTCAAGCTTAGCTGAGGCATAGAGATTGTAGTACTGCACTACCGTGTCATTAGCTAGTTGTAGGTCTAGGAACGGGTCTGGGCCGTTGTAAACTGCATCTTCAATGATCTGATCTAAATAATTGAAGATCCGCTCTTCTGAAGCATTAGCGAGCTTTTCCATCTGCTCAATGTCAGGGAAATCAAGAAGGCGGCGCCCTTCTCTGATAGTCACCATGCCGGACTGGATCATCTCGGTTACCTTCTGCAGGCGTCCGGCTGGATCTCTCGGCAAGGAACTCATGTTAAAGCATTGGATTACAAACACGTCTTGGAGCATTGCTGCTTTAGGAAGATCAATCTCCTTAGTGCCATTCTTATTGGGGTAAACTGTGGAATACTTGCCGTCTCTTTCGCAGATTTCCTTAGCAAGATCAATGATTTGGTACGCTATGTCAACAAAAAAATTGTCGTACTTACGACTAAGGGCGGCAAAACGATCAGTAGAAATATCGTCATAAGATCTGATAGCTTCCCCTGAGTTTAGGCCCGCCGGCTTCTCAGAAGACGCTTGTAGAGCCGAGACACCGCATTGCTGGTATGCGTAGTCGATAAGACGCTGAAGCTGTGCGTAAAGCTCTTGAGGGACGCAAGGAGCCACCTCATAGGTAGGCTTAGTGCCTCTATACCCTACGATTACGCCTACTTCATTGTTGATAGTGGCTTTGGAGACCTTAGAACCCTCTTCTACGAATACGCGAGGTACGCCGACAAGCTTAATGGCCCTAGAAATGGTATAGAGCAGAGAATTGATCTCCATCTGCGTCCCCATAAGCTGTTCAGCGATGCCTTGAGACCAGAAGCCAATCATGCGATCGGAGAAGTGTAGGAAAACAAAGGGAAATTTGTCTTTGGTATAGTCTTCATCAAAGAGTACGCCACTGGTACAAGCAATCGTATGCCGTCCGTCTTTGGCCTTAGGGCCTGAGGGAAGGTGCCAAGCTTCAACTACCATGACTTGATCTGATACTGTCTTTGAAGAATCAGCTGAGTTATCTGGAAAGGCTTTGCCCGCTGTTTCAATGTCTCCCTCATGGCTAGGAAACATCTCTTTAAGTACTGAGCGGTCGATAAGCTTCACTTGATAGAGCTGGCGGGGGTCGCCATAGATTGACTCGTTGGGGTCGATGAGAAGCTCGGTGCAAAGAACTCGTTCTAAAGCAACTTTGTTGTCTTGGCCTTCATAGATCTTGAGACATCCGGTGCCAGTGACTAAGGCGTCTCTTAGGATCTTAGCGGCTTTTTCGTAGGTCTTGGTTTGGTAGAACTCACCTAATGTGAAACTATTGAGTTTTTTCGCTAAGTTACGCTCTTTGTAATCGCCATTGTCTGTTAGAAATACCGGTGCTGGTCTTGATTGGGAGATCCGACTGACTAGGGTGTCTACGCAGGACTGAACTACGTTGAAGGTAGGTCTATCTGTAGGGAGACCATGGGTCTGGTCCATCTTACTGATATTGCTACCAATGAAGTTAAACAAAGACATGTTGCCATAGAGGCGTGCCCAAATGGCGGTTTGTCGCTGCCGGTAAGCCTGCGTTTCCTTTAGGAAAGCCGCAGTTCCTAGCATCTCACCGCATAGATCTTTATCGCTGCCTGCTCTCCACCATTTGGAGACGGTAGACGCAATCTTCTTAGCCGACGTATTTAGGGTGACTGTTGAGGCAGGACCCTTACTTGGAGATACTTTCATATTTCCTTACTGAGGCCGTTCTTCGCCCGTTCCATCTGCAGGTAAGGCGGACCACATTAGGAGAGCGTCTTGGGTAAGACCGTCCTCTTCGAATGCTTCGTCAATGACTGACATTACGTCGCCGCCTTTATGGACTTTAGTGTTGCCATTTTTACTCGGCTTAGTGGGTTTGTCGCCTAAGGTAAACTCTAACTCCCCGCATTTAAAGGAGTTAATGCCAGCTGCCCTACATGCCGCTGCGAGCTTCTTAAGTTCTTTAGCGGTTGGCAAAGCCATTAGTCGACTCTCTTTTTCATTTTCCGGCGGATAGCGCCGACTGTTGAGTCATCGTGCTCGTTTTCTTCGTCGGCTTCTCTATCGTCGCCCATTTCATTAGAGTCGCGGGGCTGCTTACTGAGCTGGCGGAGATCGTATTGCTCTTTTAGGCCCGCTTTGAAGCTCATCTGATCTTCATTGTTAAGATCCTCTTCAGAATTAGCTTCTAAGTCTACTTCGCCGCCATCGGCGTAATGAGGGAAATCGAACATGGAGTCTGCGCCTCCAATTTCTCCGTCTTTGCGAACTTTACGCTTGCCCATGATTTCCTTGGCCATAGAGCCTTCCTCTTCTGGCTCTTTGCGAGATTCAGCGAGCTTAGGATTAATTGGGCCGCCCTTAGCGAAGTGCGCAAGCTCCATGGCATGTCTGCGAAGCATGTCGGCCTCGCTCTCACCGGTGTGGGGATGTTCTTCGTCTGCACTCATAGGCGCCATGCCATAATCGTGGGACTCGTCATAAGAGCTTTTAGGTTCATCTGAAGGGCTAGAAGGATGGGCGCTAGACATAAGATCTTCCTCGTCGTCCCGCTCCATAAGGCCCTCTCCGCTGTCTCTTACACGTCCCCCTTGCGCGTAAGCTTGGCGGCCGCTGCTATGTTGGCGCTCCATATCCGAGACCTTAGGACCTTGGCGCTTAGCGCCCATTTCGTCATCTCTAGAAGGCGGCTGTTCATCATAAGAGCCTGGAGACATGCTAGTCATCATGTCATCTTCGTCATCCTCTCCTTGGAGGCGGCGGCCCTCTGGCTGGCTCAAAGCTGTTTTAGAAGGTCTCTGAGCTTGCTCTACGGTAGGACGTCCAGTCCAATCAGAATTATGGAGAGCTTTGTCACTGCTGTTGCGGCGTGCTTCGCTTGAATCGTTATAGGTAGCGTCCGGCATAGGGCGCTTTTCGTCGCTAGCTGATACCGCTCCGCCTTGAGCCATCTTCTTGGAATTCTTACGTTTAATTGAATAGGCTACTGCAAGATTCTGGGCGCGGTTTTCTTTACCGGGGTTAGCTTCCATTTCGGTTTCTACGTTTTTCTTAAATGCTTTCTTTGACTTACTTTGAATCAGCGGCATTAGCTTTCTTCCTCTTCCTCAATATGTTCGCCCTCAACATGGGGCTCAGAATCCAAAATTTCGAAGGCGGCGCGGAGAGCTTTAGCGAGGCCTACTTTATCGTTTTGGTTTACACAAGCTATAATGTCATCAGCTGCCGCCTGTAACCCATCGTCTTTATTGTCTTCTTTGTCGTGGTGCCCTTCGCCGTCTGCATCCGGCTTACGGTACTCCATAGATATCCCTGCGATACCTGACTGTTTTTTCTTCAAAAATGGTAGATTGGACACTGATTTAGCTCCTATTGACGTTATTTCGTCCTTTTGTGGTCAAAAATGACACAATTGCGCTAATTTTTGAGCGTGCTATGCTGTATTTGTAAGGTTTGATGTCGTGGACACAGTGAGTATCTGATAACAAGTCGACACAAAACTTACAAAAACAGGGGAAGGGGGCAGCTTAGGTCTGCCCCCGGAACCTCAAAGGAGCAGGCATGTATAAGGTCTGGAAGGTGTATGATACTAATATCATTGAGTTTTATGTTGTCAATACAGTAACTCATCAAGTCCAGTCTGCGTGGATGCACTACCTGGATGCTAGTAAAACGTGTTCGTCTCTCAACAAAAGGAGCTAATTATGAATAACAACATTTGTCAATCTTGCGGTCAGAACGTTCAGAATTGCATCTGCCCTGCTGTGGCTCAATTCTTTTCAGACAATGGACACTTAATGGCTACGGAAAGCGGCACTAGAAGAGAGCAAGAAGAGAAAAAGAAGTTCTTTTATGTTAAAGGCCCTAATCTGCTGATAAACCAGTAAGGGACTATTCTTCCCCGTACCCGTTCATTCTATTTAGGGTGTCTGCCTGATCTTCAAAGTGCTCAAGTGCAGACTCCCACATCTTTGACTGTTGAGCGTCTGCCCATTCCTTAGTTCCGGGTTTGGGCAGCTCGACAGGCTTCTGGTAAGTAAAAGCTGGTGACTCCTTGAATGCGTATAACACCGCGTCAATGATATCTGAGTGATACTTATCGGACAGCTTGATTCTGTCTGGCGTAGACTTATCCCTATCGATTTCTACTAAGTAGGAGTCTTGAGCGAAGTGCGACGCAGCTTTAGCCTTAAAGCGCCCTGTTCTGAGGGAGTCGTTGAGAAATGCAACGTTCTCTTGTTTACGTGCTTTGTCTGCTGCCTGCACCGGTATCCCGTGGCGGCGGCGCATCTCTTCTGCGAGTTTTTTACCTAAGCCGCCTTCATCAATGACCATTTTCGCCACATCGTACTTGGCGGATAAATGGCGGATTTGATCTACCAACTCCGTCATGCCCTGCCTCTTCATTACGACCTCTTCTACTAGATAAGTCGAAGGGTCTTGCTCAGACCATGCGATTACCGCGATAGCATCGGCGTCTTCATAGCCTAAGTCAATGCCCATGATGTAGTTGTATTTGGTTCTAGGCTGTAACTCTGTGTAATGATTGATATCTTTATCATAGTGTATCCAAAGAGAGTCACTATCAAGCTCCCAGCGCCCGAAATACTCTCTCTGGATAGACGGGTCTTCTGCCTTAACTCCGCGCCGTTTAAGCTCTCGCTCAAGAAGCTCTTGATGCGTCTTCTTGGACTTCTCTACGATAAACGGGTTATCAAAGAAGGTCCATCCATGCTGAGACCATGCATCGGACTTTACCGCACAATCATGAAAGTAACCTGCCGGGATAGGACCGGGCGTCCCGATTAACACTAGGGTTCCGGCGTAGTCCAAAAGAGCCGGAGCCAAAACATCGTCTACTAGGTCCTCTATATAGGATTTGAAGGATTGGCATTCGTCGATATAAACAATCTTAAGGGCTAGACCACGAAACTTCTCAATTTCAGACTTGTCTTTGGCGCCCGATAGATAAATCACCGAGCCTGTGTCCGGGAAGGTCATAGACAGTTCGGTATTGTCAGGGACGCCGCCTAGCTTATAAAGGCGATTGATCTTTTCGATTTCTTTCCAAATGAGTTTTTTAGCATTGTTTCTAGAAAGTGTGATGTATAAACATACTACGTCTTTATTCTTCTTAGCTATGTCTACAAGGTGGGCCGCACAAGCGACGGTCTTACCCGAACGGCGAGAGCACACCGCTACTTTGTAAGGGCGCGGGTCCTCTACAAACTTTAATTGCTTGTTAAATAAGAACTTTTCTAGTTTGAAAGGTCCTAAGTCAGGCGCAGGGGTATCTTTGGTATAGATCCCCTGCGCATCCTTAGTGCCCTGAATGAGCTTACGCATTACTCTTTACAATCTTCTCTGGAGCATATCCAATAACGATAATGTTACTTGAGCCGACTTCAGCGGATTGCTTTGTAGCTGTGCGTTCGTCTTCCCACGTAAGCTGAAGATTACCGTCGTCTTGTTTAGTCATACTGAGGTTCTTAAGCGTTTTATTTTGCGGAGGCAGCGTATCAGCAAGATTACCTACGCCCGGGATGAAAACGCCCGCATGCAACTTAGCATACACTACTTTATTAGACATTAGATGCTCCTTCTGGGGCGGCTTGTGTCGTCTCTTTAGCCTTCAAGTCAGCGGCTTCAAGGTTGAGATCGCGCATAGTACTATTCAAAAGGCTGAGATCTTTCGACAATGCATCAATTTGGTACTGGAGATGGCCGGCGCGGAGGCAGCTTTGTTGGTACTCCTGTTGAATGTCCGCAACAGTCCGGGTTTTAGTTTCTTCGCTCATTTCATTTTTCCTTTTTAATCGTAGTTGAACGGGTTAAAAGACACGCCTTCGCGTTTCTTCAGTATACTGCGGCCTACACTTGTTAAGTGCGACACCGTAGTAATGTTTTGTGGCACTAGGTCCCTTGCAAGACCTATATTGCGCCAAGACTTTTTGACGTGGCACCAGTCTAATCTAGTGCCTGAGTAAACTGCGTAGCCTAAGATAACGCCTGGGTCTTCTTTAAGGCAGGCAACTTTGACGGAAACATTAGGCTTAGATAGAATACCTTCGATTACCTTGTGGTAGACCGAGAAGTAAACCTTGGAGTCGATAAGGCTATACCAGTCATTACCAAACCTAAGGCCCTTTAGCCAAGTCGAGAAAATAAAGCTGGCGTCCTCTAGATTGCCGGGGCGAAAAGCTATTAAATTCTCTTTTTCTACCTTATCTGTTTCTTGCATATTCTTTCATCTCTTCAGCTAATCGCTTGATAGTGCCATGAACCAAGTCTTTGTAAGCGGTTACGCCCCTATGCTTAAGCTTTTTAATGATGTTTCTTACGCTTACGCCTTCTGAGTGCATTTCCCAGATTTTTTTATCTACCTGGGTCTTGAATTTGTACTCGTGTAGAAATTGACCTGCCAGTCTGTAGTACTCTTCTTTAATGTTGAACTTTTCTACGCTATAGAGGTTCCTTACATTCTCTAATGAGCTAGTCTTGAGTATGCCTTCCTTGCGCTCAATGTCTTCGAAGCCTGACTTCTTAAGCTTCTTAGCCCAGTCCCTATGTAGCTTAAGGAATTCTTTAGTTTTGAACGGACTGGACATTTGCTACCGCTTGAGTTGCAGTAGCTTCTGCTTGTTTTTGTTTAATTTTGATGTCTTGGAAAACCTGCGAAGCGACTTGCTTGGCCGCGCCTGCTTTAACCATAAGTGCGAAATAGTGCTTAGATACGTAAGCTGCCGTCGGTCCTGAATGAAGAACCATGGTAGCCAACGCGAATCGGACGCTATCGTTATCAGGGAAGTTATATGTTTGGATAATGTCCAATGACCAAATTTCGAATTCTGCTACTCCTTGAGGGACTGCAGACGGGAAGAGGTTACGGATACGTTTAAATGGCTTGTGTAGGGCGGACAGAATGTTAAGGAGTTTTGCTTTCATTTTATTACCTTTCTTAACTATGAGTCTGCCTATAGATGGCCTAGAAAGCAAATAAAAAATGAGTGTATTCGAGTACTTACGTCAGGTACTCAATACAACTTATTGAAAAGATACAAGATTGGCCTGGCGAGACTTCATTTTAGATCCGCTAGAGTTTTTCCGATCTTAGGTTCCGCCAAAAGAGTAACGCCCGGAAGCTCAGACGTATTTTCCATTGCGCATTTCAGCTCTTTAGCTATTTCTTCGCCTAGCTCTTCAGGCCCTTCAATAATAAGCTCATCATGCACCTGCATTACTATTTTGACCTTACTCCATCCTAGCTCTTTGCACCTTTTCCAGAATGCAATTGCGGCCCGGTTCATTATCGTAGCCCCGGTGCTTTGGATTCTATGATTCATAGATAGGTTCAGCAAATTTCTAGCTGTATACGGGAGTTCAGCGTGGGGCGTATGAGGGCCGTAGATCTTAGGGATGTCCATAGCTTCAGGCATTCTACGGGGACGCCCAAAGAGATTGAAAACCTTCCCTTCTTTCTTGGCCTGTTCATGACTTTCTAGCATCATAAGCTCTACTTTTGGGTAGCTTCTGAAATAGGCATCGATAAGATCTTGAGCTTCATCAGTCGTAATGCCTAACGCGCCTGCTTGTTGAAATGCGGTGCGGCCATACGCTGTTGCTAATGCAATGACTTTAGCTTTATCCCGCAACTCAGGATATTTCTTAGCAAATGAGTTTGGATCGTTTTTAAATAAGCTACATGCAGACTTATCAAAGATCGGCGCTCCTACTACGCTATAGAAATCTTCTCCTTTTTCAAAGCACTTCATAAGCGTAGCATCTTGACTCATGCTTGCAAACACTCTGGGCTCTAATTGAGAGTAGTCCGCGCCTACAAATACATTACCCGGCCTAACTACTATGCAAGATTTAATGCGTTTATCGTCTCTGGGTAAATTTTGGAAATTGGGATTTCTGCTAGAATAGCGCCCTGATGTGGTGCCGTGTTGCAAAAAACTAGGTCTAATTACGTTGTATCGCATCTTAGATTGAATGCCCATAACGTAAGTATTGAGAAGTTTGGTATTCTTGGCGTACTCCAGGAATTTTTCTACCCACTTATATTTTGGAGCGAATTTTACAAGAGTCTCTTTACCGCAGGCGATGTAGTGCCAAGGGTCATTGATCTTAACTGCTTTTCCTTTGGAGTTATTATACAAGCTGCCTTTATTTTCAACCACGGCTTGGATGAATTCACGTTTGGCTTGGTTTGTATAAGGCAATTTCATGCCAAGAGCTTTGCATACTTCTTTACCGCTCTTGGTCAGATTATTGAAGGTCAGGTTCATTTTAAAGAAAAGAAGCCACGCAAGCTGCTTTGAAGATCCTATGTTGAACTGGTTAGTTTTACCGGTTCCGGGGTACTTGTCTTTTACTAAGGGCGTCACCTCTTTGTAGATGAATGCTTTGGCTTCTAGGCATTCTGCCTCAAGCGTGCCCTTGAGCCTCTGGAGAGCATCGGGGTCTACTCTGAGTCCCTCGGTATTCATGTCGTAGGTCGGACCCCGTAAAAGGGGCATGGACTCGTCTTCATAGAAGAACCTATCTAGGCTCTCTTCGTATAGCTGAGGAACGTCATTGTAGAACAGTTTCAAAGTTAGAATTGCATCCTTAGCTCCGTAATACGCTATCAAATCGGCGTCTGCCTTATACAGCTCGTATCTATCCCTACTCAAGGCGCCCCCATTTTTGAGGACGCTCTCTTTCATTATCTTTTGTTCTTTAGCAGCCTCGTCGCCGTAAAGCTCGACACCACGTTCCTTGAGTCCATTGCTTCGATTTTCATCAAGAAGGTGCCCTAAGATCAAAGTGTCCGTATGGACACTAGGCATCAGGTCTATCCCGTAGTTATTTTGAACCATGGCGCAGTCAAAGACTGCGTTTTGCATTATGAGAGCCTTATCCAGGAGATATTCAAGTAGCGTTTTAATATTTTCTTTTGTTCGGAGGTCAATGAGTCTACTTGTTGTTGGGTCCCAGTATGAGAGGATAACGTAATAAGCAAGTTCAACATCCGCGCATAATGAGAGCCCAATGATTTGGCTTTCTTTTTCGACTCCTGTTGTCTCTGTGTCGAACGCGATAAATTCTTTGTCTTTGACATACTCTATTAGCTCCTCTAATTGCTCAGGCGTTTTGACGATTACCAACTTTTCAGACATCTAGTTCGCTCTCCTTTGGCGCCTTCTCAAATGCTGGTAAATCCCTCAGAAGAGCAGCGTATAGTTTTAGAGTATTATCTCTTGGATAGTCGTCTTTTGCTCCTCCATAGAAATTATATTTATAGTCTTCCCACTTATCCCACGGATGGTATATACGCTTCATTCTAGAGTCTCAACTTCTCCGGCCTCTGCGGCGGTATCGATATCCCAGGATCTAGAAAACTCGCTATTAGCAAACATCTCGGTCAGGCCACTAATCTGACACAATCTCAGTACTTCATCTGCATCCATTCCAAGATGCTTAGCGATCCAATCTTCACTACGATTTCTCTTTTTAAGCTCTACCACAATATCAGACATAGAGTCTACGCTGTGTTTACCTCGAGCGCGATTATGCCTAATAGTAGCCGCCATTCGATCTGACCGTTCAGTACGGGCTTTGTTAATCACAACCGTGGGGAGGTAACCAAGTACACGCTTGCGTACTTCTTTACTCTCTTTAGCCACTCGAGTTCTATGAAAGCCGTCTACGACTTCTTGAGCTCCGTCTTCCCTTTTCCACGTAACTACAGGCTGGGTATACCCATCTTCTTTAATAGATAACTCAAGTAGTTTCATTTCAGGAGGAGCAACGCTATTAGGATTGTAATCGTTAGCCGTCACATTATCAGTCTTGACCCATTGAATACAATCAATAGGTTCAGTCTTAAATGGGCTGTGTTCATTAAGTTCTGATCTAATCCTGTTCAGCGCTTCCACTCTCTGTTCTAGTGATAAGTTTTCCAGCTCCATAAAGAGCACTTTGCATTTCGATATAATATCCGTAGGTTTGTTCATCTGATTCTTGCTCCTTCATTTCATTTTCTGCTTCTTCAAACTTCTTATCAATTATCTTGTACGAGTATTGCTCCATTTAGATCCCCTTTGGTCCATGTAGTGCTCTTATACGGAACTAGATCCGTCTTTCTGTCTTTCTTTCTACTATTAGTAGCTTTATTGTTGAAAAAGTCAAATGATTTCTCTTCTTGTTGCGTAAGTTCTCTAAAAGTCTCAGTTTTAGACTCAAAGAATAGGCGGTAACAGACATCCTCTTGAATGTCGTCCTCATCTACATTCTTATGTCTTATTTTACAGAATTTATACGCCGTTACCGTAGGGCACCCCTCTTCTGCGTGGCACCGTTTCAGGGGTTGCCATATAGAAATCAAGAAGTCGCAATAGGATTCGAAATATACCGTGCCGTAGGCGGCGTCTTTTCCAAGTTCGAGGTCGCCTGCTCCGGCCTTTTCTCTCGGAGCCTGGGACTGCATAACTAGAAGAGTGTTGGTCTGCACAGCAAAGGCTTTCATGGCGTGGCATATATCCATTAACCCTTGGTTTTCTCCATCCTTTGTAGTTTTCTTAAGGGCGCCGATGTGGTCAATAACAACACAGCCGATCTTCTTTCCGGTAACCTGCTGAAACTTAAGGATATATTCTCTAATGTCATCAAAGGACAGGTGCCTGAAATTACCGTTATCTTCGTAGTTGCTGATGATGTGCACTTTCTCGTATAGGGCGTGGTTGCCACCACACATCGTCTTCCAGCGATCCGCTATCTCGTTGGCTGGTTGCTCAAGGGGTATGAAAAAATGATCGTAGTCGGGGTTGTTTTGGACAAAGCCTTTAAACATGTTTAAGGCCATAGCTGTTTTTCCCACGCCAGACCCCGCCACAAGCCCTATAACCTGCCCAAGTCTGAAGCCGTGTAGGGTAGCATCAAGGTACCTGTGGCAGGGGAACCTAGTGCCTTTTAGAGCGTCTCCATGCTTTTCTAAAATTTCCTTAACAGTGCTAGACAGCGTTAAGGAATCTTTATCGTTGCCTAGCTCAAAGGTCCATATCTTATCAATAATCCCTTGAGCGTAGTTAATTCGATGTACAGGGGCTCTTGTAATCGCCTTAGCGCTATTCACTAGTACTGAGGCCGCTTCCTCTTTAGTAAAGCCGTTGGCGAACATAATATGACCTAGACGATAATCGCCCTTGCTTCTATCGCCTAGGCCGCCAGACCATATCTCTTTCACTTCGGAGTTGTTTCTAAGCAATTGCGCGAACTTAATAGGAAGCTTGTCGTCTACTTTGATTGTTTCTTCAAGCCTATAAGTCTTGTCATAGTGCTGTTTACAATAAAGCTCATCCTCGAATGTCAGAGGAGGAAGGAGCTTATCCAGTTCTTCGCATGAATAAAGGGCATCTCCTGAGTGTAAGTCTACGCAGGGTACTGGGTGATCTTTGTTTTTGGTATTGACTGTACCGGGTACGCGCATAAGCTGATAGATCTTAGATACAGCTTCGTCGGTGTTATATTTACGGCAGAGGCGGCGCTGAAGCTTGAGGAAGCTCATTGCGTCTAGGTCGGATACCGCCCAGTAGACATGTATCCCGTGCCCCGAATCTGAGACATAAGTAGGCGTAATTCCGCATGAGTCGACTATTTCTAAAAATGAGTCTTTACTTTGATGCTTCCCTTCCTTAAGGTCCATATCACAAAATACAAAATTGAATGTATCAATAGAGGAGCCGTCTACAGTAGTATTGCTATCGTATACGCTAGGATAATTGGGCAGAAAATAACAATTGTAGCCTTGGGAATTAAGCTCTTTCAGGCGCTCATGGGTAAACTCACCTTCAACGACTCTGCGTAAGTCAGGGCGTTCTTTCGCTGCCCAATCTGGTAGTATGCACCGATAGACCATGAATTCCCCTTAAATAAGGCGGCAGGAAAGGACCCTGCCGCCTTCGAACTATTTTACTTAATTTACGCGATTCTTGCCGCCGCCGAGCAAAGAGCGAACGCGCTCTTGCTGAGCAGCTGACGGAGGCTTGGCAGCGGCGCGCGGCGGAGCCGCCCGTCGAGGCGCCTGCTCATCTTGCGCTTCTTGCTCTCCTTCATCGTCAGACTCGTCATCGGCATAAGAAGATGAAGCAGATTCTTCAGGGGCGTCAACTGGGGAGTTAGCGCCAAAACTAACAGGAATGGTATTTTCATTATCGACTTCGACAAGGTAACAGGTCATATCATTGCCTTTACCTACGTCTTTAGTGCCCGCGTAGGTAACCCGAGTCATAGTACCAGGCAGTACCGAGAGGAGCTGCCGATCCATATGGGTTTTACCCCACACGCCAACGTTACCATCTTGCGTCTGGAATACGTGCATGTAATCAGTTTTGCTACGATTGAACTTGTTAGGTCCGAGGGCTTTAGTGCCTAAGAAATACCCTTCGATGGACGGCGGATTGGATTTGCCGGTCTTCTTGTCCTTGCCGCCGATTGTAATAGTGCTATCGGTATCAAGAGTCGCTACTTTTTCAAATGCCATATTATTCTTACCTTTCGTCATTGGCTCTAAAGCCAATATTTTTATACATGTTCGTTAGGTCACTAAGAAACTGGAGCAGGGTTCCATTATTTTCGATTGTCAAATCGACATATTTTGGATCGATGCCAGCCTCACTAGCATGATTACTGATACCGGAATGGATGTCAATCCTTTTCGCGGTAGAGGTAGAAACTAGTTTTACCAGCGTCCCGCCCATAGCTTTGAACGCTTCTGCCTCATTATCAAAGCGGATGTCGTCACACACGACGATGTCATTAGGGTGTACTTCCTGAAGTACGCGTACCTCAGCCTTCCAAATATCTACCCATAATGTTTTACTAATAGTGTCTCTGCCCCAGTCCGTCCCTAGCCATTGTAGCAGCTTGCGGTCTTTTGTGAATCCTTCGGATCGTTTATGCACAGACGTAATACGTCGGTACACAAATTCTTGCATATCGTACAGCGGCTGTGCGAACTTCACTAATCTAACTTGTGGCATGTCAGTATGAATCATGTCCTCTAACATGTCTTTAAGACACTTGATTGCGGTAGACTTACCTACCCCCATACTTCCATTAAATCCAATGAGTTTCATTAGTACCTCTTATTTTTGCAGAGTTGGCATTGACTTTGCCCTACTATTAAAGCTATACGCCCTTTGGGAAGATTAGTCAAATGATTATGGCAATATTTCAATGCAGGATTTCTTAATTTGTGCAACTCAAAAAAATCAGGAATCCGAGCAGGAGAAGTCTTACAAGAAGGCGGCGTTACTGGGGTGGTGATGTATCTTATGAGAAGAATCATCCCTATAGGCAGCAGCAGACACAATAGTATCCTAAGCCCCAAGACTAAATTGCTCGTCTCATGAGGCTCGAAAGTCATTTCGGTACCCTACGGTAGCGCTCAAATAAGCTGTTTTTTATGCGGGCTTGAGGAATTAAACCTATAGACTTACACAGCTTCTCCAAAAGTAAGAGATTATTATATGCCTCTTTCTCACTTGGCCAGGAATGCTCTTCGCTCATTTCTATTTCGACAAAGCGGCCTAGCTCCTTCATGTCCATGTCGTAGCAAATGTAATACACTAGAGTGTACAGGTCATAATTAAATACGAAGCAGTTTTTGAAAATACTAGTGTTGTATAAATATCCGTGCCTTCGGATATGAGCTTCAATCTGTTCTTTGGCGGTAGCGCTACGTTGCATGTCTAGGTTGTCTTCGTCTCTAATGAAGTTGTTCGCAGAAGTAGTTTTCCTCTTGTAGGTTAGCTGAAACATGTCGTGGCCTATGCGAAGACGATAAAAGCCGTCTATATCACTCGGACTTTCGTAAAAGTAATCATAGCCTGAGGCTTCAATGTATTTCTGAGGGTCTCGGGACCTACAGAACTCAATGAAATCGGTTAATTTAATGTCTGAGGCGTCGTACTTAAATTCAATTTCTTTTTGCTTCATAATTTTAACCAAAGATCAATATTTTTTCTAGTTTAGATAAACGGCTTTCAATAAGGTCAAATAGTAGGGGTTTATAGTAGTTGGCGGCGGCGTAGTAGGCGGCGTAGTAGGTGGCGTTGGCGGCGTAGTAGGCGGCGGCGTGGGCGGCGTTGGCGGCGTGGTAGGCGGCGTAGGCGTCG